CTTCTACTCCTGCTGGTAATGCCATACCGGGTCCAACTAAACTTGATAAACCCGCTGCTTGTGTTGCTAAACCTTTTTGTAAAGCAGTTTGATCTGCAATTTTTGGTGCGTATTGAGATGTATCCAAACCTTTATAGTTTGCTAATTGACCTGCTAAACCTGCACCTAATTTATCTACACTTGCAAGAAGTGCTTTACGTGAACCTGTTAACTGCGGGTCATAGAGTTGCCTTGTTTCTGTAACTGACATTATGCTCTTGCCTCTAAGTTATTCATTAAATTATACATTCGTTTAGCACCTTCATTTACATTACCACCACCGGCACCTCTAACAGCATCTGCTGTCATTACAAATTCATTTTTACTTACTCTTGCGGGTACATCATCTGCACGTTCTGCAGATCCCATTGGAATCATTCCACCACCTCTATAATCCATTTCCATACCTTGAGGTAATACACTACCTCCATTAGCTAACTTTATTTCTTTAACAAATTTATTAGCTTCAATTAATGCTCTAGAATCAGCGTCAGGTAAACCTCTTTCAGTATAATCTCTTAACAATTCAAGATATTTTTTGTTAAGTAAAAATTGTTTTCCTTCATCTAGATCAGCCATTTGCATAATGCCTTCACTCATTTCATCACCACCAATATTTTCTACTAATTCACTCATACTTATAAAATCTGGTGCATTGAAATCTCCACCACCCATAGCAAATCCTACTCTGCCACCGTTAGCTCTGTTGTTGTATAAGTCTATACCATAGTTTTGAAATAATTCTGCCATAGATTCATCTACGTTTACACCAGCTTCTATTTGTTCGTAAAGTTGTTTAACTCTATTTTTACCACGAGCTATTTCCATAATACCTTCTTGCATTTCATCATCGTTAACATTTTCTATTACTTCACCCATAGTCATAAAGTCAGGCGCACTGAAATCTCCACCACCCATAGCAAATCCTACTCTGCCACCATTAGCTAATAAACCTTCTTGTGCTAAAATTTCATTAATATCACTTTGATCATATCCGTATGCAGTCATAGAACTTGTAATTGCATCTATATATTCTTGGTCCATACCAGCTTTTTGTGCAGCTTCCGCTACTTGTTTTGCAGCTTCAGCTGCGTTAAATTCTTTTAATGCTCTAACCCCTTCTGCATAAGCTACATCACCTGTTGCTTGTGATACTGGAAACGCTGCTGCTTTTCCTATATCAGAAAGTGCTACCTTATCTTCAAATGGATTTTGTAAAACATCTCTTGCACCACCTGCTGCGTCAGCTACTTTTGCACCACCTTTTAATAAAAAGTTTTTAGCTTTATCTAATCCTGTTAATCCTGAAGTATCATATTTAAAACCACCAGACATACCAGGCACACTTCCTCTTGGAATTGGCACAGCTTTACCTTTACTCATCATACCTCTTAAAGTATCTCCAGCACCACCCGCGGTCATCGCACCGGCGCCAGTTGCCATTAATGTAGATAACATATTCAACTCACCTTCATTACCTTCTTGTGCTAATTGTGCAATGGTATTAGGTAAGGCACCTGTAAGTAAACCTCTTTTTAACAAACCACCTAGTCCTGCACCAGCACCAAAACTAGCGGGAGCTAAAAAAGGTACAGCTGCTGCAACGTAAGGTAGGAAAGGTTTTATTTCATTAGGAATTATTTTATCTAATACTTTTGAAACGGGTTTAGTTAGTTTTTTTACGTACTTTGACATTAAAATCCTTTTTTACTTATTCGATAGAACTTAAAATTATTATTTGATCTCATCCATTTAAATTTTTTAAAAAAATGTCTTAACCAATTAGCCATTTTAGCACCATTAATTTTAGAAACAACATCAATTACCCATGGATTATCTCCACTTTTCCAAGACTCATTAGAAAAATCTTTTGTTTTTATATACTCTTTTTCAGAGTTGTTATCTAAATAAGCCCAGTTAGCAAATGCTACCACTTTGTTGTTCTCCTTAATTATTTTATATTGATTCAATTTAATAGAAGGGAGTATGTGATAATATAGCTCTTCTCGTGTAAACTCTTTATATTTATCAAACTCTTTGTACAAGGATATGATTTGGTGCATATCTTGTAGTTGGCTCTTATCAAATATGAATTCCATAGCAAGGTGGCTACTCTTGTTTATAAGCCAATACTCTTAATTTACTAGGTTTTTACGCTCTAGTCAACCAACTTACATTTCACTAGATCCACCAAGAGGAGGCATTTCTGCTATTTTTACTTCAACATCTCTCTTAATATCATCTTTAGTAGTGCTTGTATGTGGGCTGTTAATATCGTCTTCTGCTTCTTTTTCTGAAAGATACTCTCTTCCAGTTTCTTTATGTGTAATAGTCAATATTACTTCAGGAGTAATAACTGGTATCGTTTTACCATCTATTTGTTTTTCGTATATTTTTTCTGATTTTTGTTTTACAAATGGCATTATAAGTCCTCTCTGTTTATTTCTAATATAGAAACTATAGCAAATAGTCTATCTGCGGTAGTTGCTGTCATTCTTAATATTTCACCTTCCATCATAATCAATGGTTCTGTTATTAATTGTAATGATTGATTAGATGTTATTGATTGTGCTTTAAATAAATTAAATACCGCACTCCCTGCTGAAGCGGGTGTAACTAAATCAACTTGAATAGAATCCCCACTACCTGAGTCATCTGTTACTAAGATAGATTTTACAATAGCTCTAGAGTTTTCTGGGACTGTATATACAGCAACATTACTTGTACCAGTAAAATCGTGTTTTGCATTTTTATAAATATTAGCCATTTAATTTACAAACCAGGTAAATCTTTCTTGATCTTCTTTTAATTGTGTTAGGTATGTAGCATTTAATTGTTCAACAATCAAACTGATAGATCTGTTAATTTGTCTTTGATTATCCTCGCTATATTCTTTTCTAGGTTCTGGTAATCTTACTACTATTTTTGTCATTATCCTCTCCTTCCATCGGGTTGTAAATCTACTTGAAATGTACCAAATCTCCACGATTCTCCAGCCGCTGTATTTTGTATTTTAATATTAGCATAACGTCCTCGTGCTCGTGTATCTATTTTAGTTGTAGTTGAATTTATGGTAAAAGGACTCAATGCACTTGCAACATCAGTGTCTGCAGGAAAATCTTTTACAGATATAGTTACTTGATTATTACCTGTTAACACTTTGAAGTTTGGTAAAAATCTACGCATAGCTAAAAACACTTCACTTTGTTGAGGTTGTAATGAAAAACTAAATGATTGTATAAAAGATTCTAATGCAGTTGTACTTCCATCTGGATTAACTTGATCTGTTCCTGTTTCTTGTGCAAAATAAGTTGTATTACCTAATCCAGTTTGACCTACCACAACAGGAAAAGTTCCTGTACCTGTACTATTATATGAAGTTGCATAAGGTTGAGGATAAATTAATGTATCCATCCAAGTTGTTCTATTAAAGTTTGTATTAGTATTTGTAGTCCATGTACCTAATGGAGGTTGTTTAGCTTCACCATAATTATAAGTCACAGATCGGTTGTTAAATTCAGATCCAGATGTTGGATACCACCAAATTACTTCTGTAAATAAATTATTTAATCCTGCGCATACTTGTTGACCTTTAGTGGTATCTACATCATCAAATACATAATCTTCTACACTACAAGGTAGTGAGTTTACTGTACCATCAAATGCAAAGAAACCGTTGTTAGACATCCAATATGCAACTCCGTCTATTTCTACAGCTGCATTCTTACCAATCAATCCACAGTTAGTACCAACTTGTTCAAATCCAAATGTAAATGGAGCTCCAACAAATTTCATTGTATACAATGCATTGTTAGTCCAGATTAAAATATTTTCTTTAGCAATTAATGCTCCAACAATTTTTGTTCCATCTTGTAATCTTTGTGAACCTGCGGAGTTAGTAGCAAGAGGAGTAAATTGATTTAATTGTTCTCCCGTAGAAAACCTAATAAACATATCGTCTTGCGTTGTTGTATCTCCAATAGTTGTTTCGGTTCCAAGATGAATTAAATGTCTTGTTGTAGGAGATACTAATGTTAATCTTGATGCTGTAGGATTACCTACTGCTTCACCATTATCTCCACCTAAAGTATTAGTAGTATCTAAAGTTCCTGTTGCCATCCAATATTCTGAATTTTGTATTGAACTTGATCCTGGAGATAAAGTAGTTCTAGATGCTCTTACACTTAATCTAGAAGATGCAGATGCATCCCATGCATAAGTTTTACCATTTGCAATAGTTGCAATCAATACATCACCCCAGTTTGTTAAAGACCAAAGGCCAGGTTCTAATTGTACTGTAGAAGCATTTACTGCAGATCCCCAACCATTAAAGTTAGTAGCATTGGTAACTGTTTCCCCATCACTATGTGCTTGACCATTAGAAGTTCCAGTTGTAGCTGTTCCCAATGCACCTCTAGTTATACCAGTAAGTTCATTACCAGCTACACCTGTATAAGTTATTAATTCATTTTCTACTGCTATTGTACCAGCTGTTGGAAATCCTGTTGTAGACGTTAATCTAATTTGTGTCGCGGAACCATTATTACCTGCTGTATCCGCGGCCAGCGCTCCATCTAAATCGTTAGTTAAAACACCTGTGACTGTTCCACCCCATAATCCAGCACCATATCCATAACCATATGATTGTGCACTTGGACCAATACTAGCAAAAGGTTTAACTGTGCAAGTACTACCTGAAGTTAAATCTGAACCTCCTCCAGCTGTTTCAGCACTGGGAGATGTAATAGTAAATGTAGTTGATGAAGGCACTGTTATAACTTGACAAATTTTATCTTCAAAATTTGATGCGGAAATACTAGAACCTGTCGGCATTGTGACTGCATCTAATTCAACCATATCACCATCTATTA